CGTACCTAAGAAAGATATTCTTGGTCCTCAAGGTGACATTATTGATGAGGGCGTCATTGATCATTGGGAAAATGAAGTTGAAGGATTAAAAGACGATCCGGATGCGTTGAACGAATACTATCGTCAATTTCCAAGAACAGAACAGCACGCTTTTAGAGATGAGTCTAAACAATCGTTATTTAACTTAACTAAGATCTATCAACAGATAGACTACAACGACGAGTTAAAAAACAATACAATGGTTACGAAAGGAAACTTTCAATGGGAAAACGGTATTAAAGATACAAAAGTAATGTTCTACCCGAACAAAGATGGTAGATTTTGGATTACTTGGGTTCCTAATCAAGAACAACAGAATAACATAATAATAAAGAATGGTATTAAATATCCAGGAAACGAGCACATGGGAGCTTTTGGCTGTGACAGTTACGACATTAGTGGTGTTGTGGGTGGTGGTGGCTCTAACGGAGCACTTCACGGATTAACTAAGTTTTCAATGGAGGACGTACCTCCTAACCATTTCTTTTTAGAATACATAGCTAGGCCATCAACCGCTGAAATGTTTTTTGAAGATGTGCTTATGGCTATGGTGTTTTACGGAATGCCAATATTATGCGAGAATAACAAGCCTAGATTGCTTTACTACTTAAAGCGTCGAGGATACAGAGGTTTCAGTATTAATAGACCGGATAGATCTTACAACAAGCTATCTGTGTCAGAACGAGAAGTAGGTGGTATACCTAACTCAAGTGAAGATATTAAACAAGCACACGCCTCAGCAATTGAAACTTATATAGAAGATTTTGTTGGTCAAACAAAAGAAGGGTACGGTGATGTTTATTTGCAAAGAACATTAGAAGACTGGGCCAAGTTTGATATAAACAACAGAACAAAGCATGATGCATCAATAAGCTCCGGCTTAGCTTTGATGGCATGCAACAAACATAGATATAGTCCCAAGGGAGCTATAACAACAAAGAAATATTCCTTAGGGTTTAAGAAATACGACAATAAAGGAACCACCTCAAAAATAATGCAATAGATGAATGTAAGTACAAATACTAATAGTCCATTTCCTGATCAGGTAGTAAGTGATGCTGAAAAAGCAACGCTAGAATACGGATTACAGGTTTCTCGTGCTATTGAGCAAGAGTGGTTTAATTATGGGGGAGCGGGTTCAAATAGATATCTAACTAACTGGAATAACTTTCATAATCTTAGGTTATACGCTAGAGGAGAGCAAAGCGTTCAAAAATATAAAGATGAATTGGCTATTAACGGCGATTTATCTTATTTGAATTTAGATTGGAAGCCAGTTCCGATACTTTCAAAGTTTTCAAATATAGTAGCTAACGGTATTACCCAAAAGCAATACGACATAACGGCGTACTCGCAGGATCCTGAGTCGCTAAAAGCTAGAACGGATTATGCGGAAAACCTTCTTTTTGACATGATGACAAGAGAGGCTAGAGCAGAGGCCAGCGCGGTTATACCCATGGACCTCAGTCGTTCAGGTATTCCTGATGGGGAGCTGCCGGAATCTACCGAAGAAAGGGATTTACACATGCAGCTTAAATACAAGCCTGCTATAGAAATAGCGGAGGAAGAAGCTATTAACACTGTGTTAGCAACTAATGAGTATCATCTAACGAGATCTAGGGTAAATCAAGATTTAGTTAATATCGGAATAGGTATAACTAAAACATCGTTCAACCCGGCAGAAGGCATAGTTGTTGATTACGTAGACCCTGCTTATTGCGTATGGTCTTATACAGAGGACCCAAACTTTGATGATATATATTACGTAGGGGAGGTTAAATCTATAACCATACCTGAACTTAAAAAAGAATTTCCTTACATATCTGATGAGGAATTAGAAAGAATTCAAAAATCACCAGGCAATCGTAGAATGATACGGGGCTTTGAAAACTATGATTACAATACTGTTCAGGTATTATACTTCGAGTACAAAACTTATACGGATCAGGTATTTAAAATAAAAAAGACAGACAATGGTCTTGAAAAGGCTATTGAAAAAACAAACGAATTTGATCCGCCACCAAATGATAATTTTGAAAGGGTAGCTAGATCAATTGAAGTATTGTATCAAGGCGCCAAAATAGTAGGCACGGACATGATGTTAGAATGGAAGCTAGCTGAAAACATGACTCGCCCAATGGCGGACACTACAAGAGTAGAAATGAGTTACTCTATAGCTGCGCCTAGAATGTACAAAGGAGTAATACAGTCTCTTATAAGCAAGTGTATTGGGTTTGCTGACGTAATACAATTAACACATTTAAAAATACAGCAGGTGCTATCTAGAATGGTTCCTGATGGGATATTTTTAGATATTGATGGCTTAGCAGAGGTTGATTTAGGTAACGGTACAAATTATAATCCGGCGGAAGCATTAAACATGTATTTTCAAACGGGTTCAGTTGTTGGTAGATCAATGACGCAAGACGGGGATATGAACAGAGGCAAGGTTCCTATACAAGAATTATCAAGCTCTTCCGGTATATCTAAAATACAATCCTTAATTACTGCATACAACTATAATATGCAGATGATTAGAGACGTTACTGGATTAAATGAAGCCAGAGACGGGGCTATGCCAGATCCTAACGCTTTAGTTGGCTTGCAAAAAATGGCAGCCAACGCTTCTAATGTTGCTACTAAGCACATACAGGATGCCAGTATACAATTAACGCTGAGCACCTGCGAAAACATTTCGCTTAAAATAGCTGACGTGCTAAGCTTCCCCCTCACTAAAAATTCTTTAATGAATAGCGTATCCACTTTTAATGTGGAAACTTTGAAAGAAATTGAAAGCCTTAACCTGCATGACTTTGGTATATTTTTAGAAATAGAACCAGACGATGAAGAAAAAGCAGAATTGCAAAAAAATATACAAATAGCTTTGCAAACAAAAGAAATTGATATAGAGGATTCAATTGATCTTAATACCATAAAAAACCTTAAGCTAGCTAATCAAATGCTAAAGCTCAAGCGCAAAAAGAAACAGGAAAGAGAGCAAGCGCTAGTTCAGCAAAATATACAAGCGCAAGCCCAGGCAAACGCAGAAGCATCTGAAAGAGCTGCAATGGCTGAGGTGCAAAAGCAACAAGCAATGACTGCTGAGAAGGTAGCAATTGAGCAAGCTAAATCAAACTTTGAAATGCAAAGAATGCAGACCGAAGCACAGATTAAAAAAGAGTTGATGGCAACAGAGTTCCAATACAACTTAAAGCTTGCGCAGATGAAGTCTCAAGAAATAAAAGCTAAAGACGCACAAATAGAAGATCGCAAAGATAAAAGAATTGAAAAAGAAGGATCGCAACAAAGCCAGCTAATAGAGCAAAGGCAAACACAGGGATTACCAAAAGACTTTGAGTCTGCCGGCAATGATAACCTAGGCGGATTTGATTTATCTCAGTTCAACCCGCAATAAGTACCTATTTAATAATTATATAATATCATATCATGAGTGAAAAAACAGAGGGAACTTTTAAAATTAAAAGTAAACCAAAACTTACAGAGCAGCAGCTAGCCGCTAAAAACAAGGAGCCGTTAATAGATGTTCCAAGTAATGTAACAAAAGTAGTAATACCTAAAGAGGATATAACGGTTGTGGATCCGCTTTTAGAAGGAGCAGGAGAAGGAGACGGAGTTATAAAAGAAATAGTTGACGATAAGTCTATTGAGCCGGCTAAACCAGCAGAGGCACCCGCTGTGCCAGTCGCACCAGCTGTGGAGTTGCCAGAAAACGTTACAAAGCTAGTTGATTTTATGCGTGAAACCGGGGGAACCATGCAGGATTACATGCGATTAAATACTAACTACGACGATGTGGATCGTGACGTATTGGTAAAAGAATATTACAAAAACACTAAGTCCCACTTAAGCGCAGAAGAAATCGAATTTATGATCGAGGACAACTTTGCATTTGACGAAGACCTAGACGAGGAGCGAGATATCCGTAGAAAAAAACTCGCGTATAAAGAAGAGGTTGCAAAAGCCCGTACGTTTTTAAATGAGACCAAGGATAAGTACTATGACGAAATCAAGTTGAATTCGCCAACGCTTACTGAGGACCAAGCTAAAGCATCGGACTTTTTTAATCGATATAAAGAGGACCAGGAAAGAAACGTCGCTAACCACGATAAGTTTAAAGCCAAGACTAATGAATTACTTAATGAAAATTTCGAAGGTTTCGATTTCAGTTTAGGTGAGAAAAAGTTTAGATACGGCGTACAAAACCCATCACAGATAGCGGAAAAGCAGTCAGACATTAGTAACTTCATAGGGAAGTTTCTTGGAGAAGACGGCACGATTACAGATACCGCAGGGTATCACAAAGCATTATATGCTGGAGCAAATGCCGATAAAATGGCAAATCATTTCTATGAGCAAGGTAAAGCCGACGCAACTAGAGATATCCTATCTAAATCTAAAAATCCATCAACGGGAGCAAGAAAAGCTGCGCCTATGGATGGCGCCAAGTTTGGAGCATATAAAGTAAAATCAGTTTCTGGAGCGGACTCATCAAAATTAAAAATTAAAAAGTTTAACAACTAATAACTATGAGTTTATTACCACAGTTTGGGAGTTTAATCCCGTCACAAGTGCCGCAATTACTTGCGACAAATTATTTACAATGGAACAACAATGGTGGAGCAGGAGCTGTACCAGGGAACTTTGCTGACTTTGCACAGCAATATTTACCAGAAATCTACGAAGCAGAAGTAGAGCGTTATGGAAACAGAACGTTATCTGGATTTTTACAAATGGTTGGCGCTGAAATGCCAATGACGTCTGATCAAGTTATTTGGTCTGAACAAAACCGTTTACACATTTCTTACGCAGGAGCATCTCAGGCCAATGGAGCAGGTACATTATCTGTTATTACATTGAACCCAGGGGCTGTAGCGGGAGTACAGAACGTAATTTCTGTAAATGACACGGTTGTTGTTTTAGATCCAGCTACTGGATTAGAAGCTAAAGGTATTGTTACGGCATCTGTACTAGGTGCAGGCGCAGGTGCAACAATTACTATTCAACCTTTCGCGGGTACTACTTTAACTGCTCAAGGCTTTGCTGCTGCGGGATTAAAAGTATTCGTTTACGGATCTGACTATTCTAAAGGAACAACAATTGCCGCTGTTGGAGCGGGTAACTCTGCTGTAAGAAACAGTATTGATCCTGTACTAACACAATTTTCAAACTCACCGATCATCATTAGAGATCAGTATGTTGTATCTGGATCAGATACTGCACAGATCGGATGGGTGAATGTAGCGACTGAAGATGGAACTGACGGATACCTCTGGTATTTGAAAGCTGAATCTGAAACACGCTTACGTTTTGAAGACTACTTAGAAATGTCAATGGTAGAAGGTGAATTAAATGCATCTACTTTAAATCCATTAACTCAGCCAGGAACGCAAGGTTTATTTGCTGCAATCCAAGCTAGAGGAAATGTAGAGACAGGATTTACAGCTGCTGCAGGATTGACTGAATTTGACGCTATCCTTAAAAACCTAGATACTCAAGGGGCTATTGAAGAGAACATGTTGTTTTTACAACGTCAAACTTCTTTGGACTTTGATGATATGCTAGCTGCAATTTCTGGAGGAGCACAAGGAGGAACCGCTTACGGTTTATTCGAGAACTCTTCTGAAATGGCTTTAAACTTAGGATTCACTGGATTCCGTAGAGGATCTTATGACTTTTACAAAACAGATTGGAAATACTTAAATGATGCATCTACTCGTGGAGCAATCAACGGAGTTAATTCAATTGAAGGTGTATTAGTACCAGCTGGAACTTCAACTGTTTACGATCAAATATTAGGAACAAATATCAGACGTCCATTTTTGCATGTACGATATAGAGCTTCTCAAACTGATGACCGTAGAATGAAGTCTTGGTTAACTGGATCTGTTGGTGGGGCAAGTAACTCGACTCTTGATGCAATGGAAGTAAACTTCCTATCTGAAAGATGTTTGATTACTCAAGCAGCTAACAACTTTGTACTATTCAGAGGAATCTAAGGATTCAAATTATGTAATTGTTACCCTCGTTATATCAACGGGGGTAATTATTACTTTTAAACTATTAAATTATATTATATTATGGCAAATAAAAAACCAGTGGCTAAAAAAGCCGCAAAAGAAGTAGAGGTTGTTGAACAAGTATTTGTACCAACCGAAATAGTAGAAGAAAAGGTTATACCAGTTAAAGAAGAATTGAAACCAGCTAAACCAGAATGGGAAATTAAAGATAGGATATATTACTTAACAGGTAGACATACTCCTTTAACTTTAACAATACCAGGTAAGCACACGCGAAAGCACGCCTTACTTTATTTTGATCCTATAAATGGGAAGCAAAAAGAAATTAGATATGCAACCAACCACGATTCTCCGTTCAAAGAAGAACAAGATGGAGAAGCTACGATGGGGCATATTATGTTTAGGGATGGGGACTTAAGAGTACCTAAAGAAAAACAAAACCTACAAAAGTTGCTATCTTTATACCACCCTTTAAAAGGCAGAATATACGAAGAGTTTGATCCAGTAGAAGAAGCGTACGACGATTTAGAAATGCTTGATTTACAAACAGATGCAGCGGTATTCGCAAGAGAAATGGATATTGACGATGCTGAGGCAATACTTAGGGTAGAAATGGGTAGTGCGGTAAACCAACTATCGTCTAAGGAAATTAAAAGAGATTTAAGGTTATTTGCAAATGCAAACCCTGAATTGTTCTTAGAATTAGCTCAAGATGAAAACGTTGGATTACGCAATACAGCTATCAAGGCAACGGAAGCAGGTATATTGGCTTTGTCGCAAGATCAAAGAACATTTTCTTGGGCATCTAATGGCAGAAAGCTTATGAATGTACCGTTTGATGAGAATCCTTACTCTGCAATGGCAGCTTACTTTAAGACCGACGAAGGTGGCGAAGTGTTTAGATCTATAGAAAAAAAGTTTAATTAGTAGTTTTTAAAAAAACTATGTGATTATATTATAGATGGTGAATTAATT